CCCCCCGACACCCCGCCAAACCCCGCGAAATTTCCCGAATAGGGCCAAACTCGGTACGCTGAGCCGGCCATGCCCGCCCCCGGGGTAGCTCGCAGCCGCGCACGGGCGGGAGTCCGCCGCCGCAAGTGGATTCGCGCCGAGGTCCTCGAGGCAGCCCCCGAGCTTGATCGACCCCGCCCCTACCGGACCCTCAAGCGCACCCCCGCCCCGCCGGCCCTGTACGCGACCCCCTGGCCGGCCAGGGCCACCGGCAGCTATGGGGGCGCCGCGGTCAAGTGGCTCGAGCGCCACCTGCCCAAATGGCGGGCCCAGGATTGGCAGCGCCAGGCCCTCGAGCTCGCCCTCGCCCATGACCGCCGGGGCCGCATCCTGGCCCGAACCTGCCTGATCATGACCCCTCGCCAGAATGGCAAAACGACCCTCGCCCAGGCCCTCATTGGGTGGTATATGGATCAGGGCCCAGGGGGCCAAATCGTGGGCGCCGCGACCGAGCGCGCCCAGGCCCGCCGGGTGTACGACCTGATCTACCGCCTGTTTGCCGCCGACCCCGACCTCGCCGCCCGCGCCCGCATCACCGCCCATGAGGGCATTTACCTGGGGTCCTCGACCTATCAGACCATTAGCCGTGAGGCCGGCAGCGCCCGCGGATTCACCGCCGCCCTAGTCCTGTTCGATGAGCTCCTGACTCAAAAGAATCCCGATACCTGGGACGCCCTGCGCTATGCCCAGGCCGCGGCCCCCAATCCGCTGCTGGTCGCGACCTCGACCGCCGGGTTTGCCGATAGCGCGGTGCTCAATGAGCTCGAGGACCGCGGCATCCGCATCGCGACCGGGGCCGAAAAACCCGACCCGGCATTCGCCTTTCTGAAATGGGGCTGCCCCGACTATGCGAACCCCGATGATGATGCCGCCATCATCGCCGCCAATCCGGCGATTGCCTCGGGCCTGTTGACCCTCGCCGACATTCGGGCCGAGCAGAAAACCTCGCTCCCCGGCTCATTCCGCCGCGAGCGCATGAATCAGCGCACCATGCTCGCCGAGCAGGTCCTGCCCCCGGGGGCCTGGGAATCCTGCCGCGCCCCAATCCCCGCCGACCCCGACCGCTATTACCTCGCGGTGGATATGGCCCCGCATGGGCAGCGCGCCACCCTGACCGCGGCGTGGGAGCTCCCCAATTCGGAGCGCATCGCGCTCGAGGTCGCCCGCGACCTGCGGGCCACCACCGAGGCACCCCTCACCGCCGCCCAGCTCGGGGCCGCGGTCCTCGAGGTGACCGCCCGCCGCATGCCCCTCGGGATTCTGTATGAGCGCAGCGCCGCCGCCACCCCCGCCCTCGAGCGCCTCGCTATCGATCATCCTGACCTACCCCTCATCCCGATGACCTCGGCCCAGGTCTACGAGGCCTGCGGGGTCATGTACCTCGCGGTCCTGACCCGGCGCCTCGCCCAGGTCGGCGACCCCCTGCTCGCCGCCCAGTGGGGGCAGGTCGCCCGGGTCGAGCGCGATAGCGCCTATCGATGGGCGCGCCGCAAATCCGCCGGCTATATCGATGCGGTGATGAGCGCGACCCTCTCGACCTGGGCCGCCGCCCGCGGCGAGGCTCAGGACCTTCCCCCGCAAATTTTCGTCTGATACATTGGCCCCGTACCTGATAACCGAAAGGGGCCACTCATGGCAGGTAAGCCCGAGGACCCGAGCGCCGCAGGCAAGGCGCCCGAGCATTCGCAGGCCGGCGGCAAGGAAAAGGTGACACCCCTCGGCGGGGGCGACATCGAAACCGAGGTCGGCGAGGCCTTTACCGAGGAGCAGCTCGCCCAAATCAAATCGGGCGAATACCCGACCGCGAAGCAGCCGACCGATGAGGAGGCCGCCGAGCTCAAAGAGGCCGCCGCAAAGTAAGCCCCCGAGCAATGGGCATCCTCGATCGGTTCGCGACCCTGCTACTCCGCGAGGCCCTGCCCGAAACTCCGCCCGTCCGGCTCATCGCCTTTGGCGATACCCCAGGCCTCGCGCCCTGGGGCCTGACCGAAACCTCGGCCCTCGGCCTCTCGGCGGTGAATCGGGCGGTATCGGTCATTGCCGGGGCGGTCGCCGGCCTCGAATGGGGCGAATGGCAACAGACCCTCGAGCTCCCGCCCTCGCGCCTAGTCACCGCCCCGAGCGAAAACCTCACCCGCCGCGAGTGGGCCTGGCGGGTCGCCGCCACGATGGCCCTCTACGATGCCGCCTTTGTCTGGCGGGTCGGGGGGCGCGATCAGGAGGGGGCCCCGTTTAGCCTGCTCCCCATCCCGCCCCAGGCCATCGCGCCCAATGGCCCGGTCGATGCCTGGGGCCTGATTCCCCCGAGCGAGTATCGGCTCGGATCGCAGCGCATCGTACCCGCCGATGAAATCCTCATCATCCGCCGGTCGGCATGGCCCACGATTCCCGACCACCTCGCCGGCCTCATTCACCTGGCCCGCGTATCGCTCGGCTCGGCGCTCGCCGCCGAGGGGTATGCCTCGCGCTACTGGCAGGCCGGCGGGTCGCCGCAAACGGTCCTGACCACCGAGGCCGAGCTAGTCGGCAATCAATCCGAGGTGATTGCCGAGGCATGGCGCGAGCGCCGCGCAAAGGGGCCCGATTACCCCGCGGTCCTGGGCAAGGGCGCGAGCGCCGCCGAATATGGGGCCAACCCGACTCAGGCCGCGGCGGTCGAGGCCCGGCGCGAAATGGTCGCCGATATCGCCCGCCATTTCGGCGTACCCACCAATGTCATGAATGCCCCCTCGGGTGACCCGACCACCTACCGCACCACCGAATCGGAGGGCCTCAGCTTTATTCGCTACACCCTGGGCGATTACATTCGGGCGATCGAGGATGCGATTTCGGGCGAGCTCCCGCCGGGGCGCCGCATGCGGATCGACCCGACCCCCCTGACCCGCGGCGAGCAGCTCACCCGCTATCAAGCCTGGGAGTCGGCCCTCCGTGGCGGGTGGATTACTCGCGAAGAAGTGCGCGATGCCGAGGGGTATCCGCCGCAGGAACTACCCGACCCGACCCCAGCCCCACCCCCCGCGATTGTGAGTGCCGAAAATGCCTGAGCTCCGATGGGTTGATAGCCCGACTACCGTGCGCGCCGAGGCCCCCGCCGAGGATGGGCCCCGGATTGTCGAGGGCATGGCGGTGCCGTATGAGGTCGAGTGGGAATCGGTCGGCGGTTACCGCGAGATTTTCAGCCGCGGCGCCTTTGCCGCCGAGGCCGAGCGCTGGAATCGGCGCAGCGATGGCGCCCGCCTACCATTTCTGAGCGATCATGTCGGGCGCAAATTTATCGGGGGCGTCACCCAGCTCATTGATACGCCGGAGGGCCTGCTCTTTCGGGCCGAGCTCCGGGGCACCCCCGAGGCCGCCGAATATATCGAGCAGGTTGAGGCGGGGGCCAATGGGGTATCAGTCGAGTGGGCGCCCCTGGGCAGGTCAATCAAAACCCGAGGGGGCGCGGTGCGCCATAGTGCGGCCCGGGTCGCCGCCATCGCCGGGGCATTGACACCGGCATATGATTCATCACGGGTAGTAATTCGAGAGGATGAAACCGCAATGACAGCCGATCAGCTCGAGCTCAGGGAAACCCCAAACCCCGAGCCCGCCCCCGAGCCTGAGCCGACCCCGCCGACCGAGCCGGCGCAGCTCACCGAGCTCAAGGCGCAGCGCCGCGAGGCCGAGGCCTCAGCCGTGCGGAGTACCTCGCCCGCCCTGCGCGTGACCCGGCCCGAAATGATCTACACCCCGCGCTCCGAGCATGGGTTTTTGAGTGATGCCTACCAGGCATGGCGGGGCGATTCCCAGGCCCGCGAGCGCCAGGATCGCCACTACGCATTCCTCACCGATACGGTCGATGAGCTCCTGACCCGGGCGGGCGATGTTTTGAGCTCCGAGCTAGGCGGTGCCTACCCCTCGGAATACATGCCCGGCCTGATTACCGAGCGCATCCTCAAGGGGCGCCCCCTCGCATCATTCTTCGATCGGTTCCCGATCAGCGATGCGCGCCCCCGGATTTACCCAAAGGTGACCACCTCGACCACGGTAGCCGTGCAGTCAGCCGAGGGGGTCAATCCCGCGGCATCAGACTTTGCGACCACCCCGACCACGATTACCCCCCTGCTGTACGGGGGTGAAACCGCGGTCGCCCGCCAGGTCCTCGATGGGGCCGACCCCGCCGCCGAGGCGATGATCATTCAGGACCTCAGCGAGGCCTATGCCCAAACCTCCGAAACCGCGGTCAAAACCGTGGTCGAGGCCGGCAGCACCGACCTGAGCGTGACCCTCACCGCCGCAACCCCGCATGCCGGCGCGGTCGATATGGTCGTGCAGCATCAGGTCGCCCGATTCATGCCGGCCGAGGGTCTGTTCCTGAGCCCGACCCTGTTTGCCAATGCGCTCAAGCAGGCCGATTCCGCGGGCCGTCTGCTGATGCCCTGGCTCGGCCCGACCAATGCGGCAGGGCAGCAGGGCGCCGCCGCCTCAGGGGCCTCGGTCCTCGGGGTGCCGGTCAACCTTTCATGGGCCTCGACCGATGGCACCGCCGGAGTCGGCGCGGTCGCAATCGTGGGCCGGCGCTCCGATTTCATCATTTATGAATCGCCGATCGCCCGATTCACTTTCGATCAGGGGGCCGGCGCCCCGGCCTCAATCCGGGTGGGGTTGTGGGCCTACCTCGCCGCCGGCGCCCGCCGCGGTTCGCTCAAGGAAACCGCCGTCTAACCGAGGCCCCACCCGATGGGCCAGCTAACCGAAATCATCACCGCCGATCAGCTCGCCGAGCATGTCGGCGGCAACCCTGCCGATGAGTGGGTCATCGCCTCGGCGGCAGCCGCCAATGCCGCGGTGCTCACCTACCTGGGGCGGGCGTATGAGGATGGGGTCGGCGCCCCTGCCGACCCCCCTCTGCCCGCCCTGCCACCCGAGGTATTCACCGCCACCCTGACCGCCGGGGCGGATATGTACCACCGCCGGCAGGCCCCCCTCGGCATCAGCTCGGCCCTCGACCTGACCGGCATGCCCCTGCGGGTCACCCGCGACTGGCTCGCCGGGGTCGCCCCGATCCTCGATCGCTACCGCGACCTGCGCCAAATGATCGGGTAATGAGCGCCCTGGGCACCGCCCGAACCGAGCTCGCCGGCCTGCTCGAGGATGAGGGCATATCCGTGCGCGAGTCGGCGAGCAAGGGCCAGGTGAGCCCCCCCGCCGCGATCGTGTCGCCGGGCCCCGAATGGGTCATCGCCAACACTCAGCTCGGGGCCCAATTGCATGGGCGGGTGCAGCTCACGGTCACCTTTATCACCGGGCGGGTCGCCGCCGGGGCCTCGCTCACCGCCCTCGAGGACCTCATCGAGGCGGCCCTGCCGGCCCTCATCCCCCAGCATTGGCTAGTGACTGCGATAGGGCAGCCGTTCGGCCTCACCATCGCCGGCACCGAATATCTCGCCGCCGATGCTACGATCACCCGCAGCCTGATTCTCAGCTAGAAAGGATCGCCTCAAAATGGTCGCCATCGCCGCCGATCCTCTGGTCCTGAATTCGATCCTTTTCAGCATTCAGGACCCCGATGTACCCGCTACCTTTTTTGACTATGAATGCCATGTCAGCGCGGTCGAGCTGGTGCCTGAGCAGGAGGTCATCGACTATCAAACCCTCTGCCCCGATGGGTCATTTAGCGCCCTGGGCCGCGAGTCATTCGCCCTAAATATCACCGCGGTACAGGATTGGTCGGCGGATGGGTTTACTCGGTTCTGTTGGGAAAACGCCGGGAAAGAGGCCCAGGTCAAATTTAGGCCCGATGCCGCGGCGGGGGCCATCAGCACCGATAACCCCGAATGGCAGGCGACCGTCACCATTCCCCGCCCCTCGGTCGGGGGCGAGGTATCGACCTTTGCCACCTCCGAAATGGTGTTCCCGGTCAAGGGCGTGCCAGTCCTCGATACCACCCCGTAGGGGGGCCGCATGGCAGCCCAGGGTAAAGGGCCACAAATCGAGGTCACCGGGGCTCGCGAATTGCAGCGCGCCCTCGCCAATATGGCGGGCCATACCGATGACCTCAAGCAGGTGCATCAGCGCCTCGCCGCGCCTCTGGTCGCCCTCGCCCGCACCGAGGCCCCGATGCGCGAGGGCGAGCTCGCCGGCAGTATCCGAGCCTCGGCCTCGAAACGGGCCCTCGGCCTGCGGGCCGGCAGTCGCGGGGTGCCCTACGCCGGTCCCATTCATTGGGGGTGGCCCGCCCGAAATATCGACCCTAATCCGTTTCTGGTCCGGGCCCGCGATGAGCTCGCTCCCCAGGTCGCCGATGGCTACCTGCGCCAGGTCAATGAGCTCATCGCCGACCTGTACCGCGAGGCCCTCTGATGACCGTACAGCGCCGCACCCGGCGGATTGAGGCCCCGCCGCCTGAGGTACCCGAATCCCCCCCGGCTGCCCAGGCGGCGGGCATCACCCGCCTCAAGGTCACCCCCGCCCGCCGATTCGTCCTGCCCCTCGAGGCGGTGAATATCGAAAACCTGGGAGTCGGCGAATTGCTCAGCGCCGCCGAGGTCCTCAACACCGACCTCGAGGGGGTCGCCGACCTGATGCGCAGTCGCGGGGTGGCCCGCGCCAAATTCCTGGTCGCCCTCGCCTGGGTCATTGCCCGCCGCACCTAGCCCGAGGTCACCTGGGATGAGGCCCAGCGCTGGCGGATCGAGGTCGAGGTCGGCGACCCGGACCCTACCGCGGGCGCGCCGCCGAACGGCGCGCCCGATGGGTAGCCCAAATGGCGATTGCGACCGGCTACTCACCCGAGGTCATCCGCGGCATGCGGGTCGGCGATGCCCAGGCGATCGCCGCCGAGCTCAAGGCCCGCGACCGTAAGCGCCGGCAGAGGCGCCGCTAATGGCCGGTCCTGCCGCCACGATCGCGGTCGCGATCATCGGCAATGCCGATAAGCTCAATGCCGCCCTCAAGGATGGCGCGCAGGGGGTCGATGGGTTCGCCTCAAACCTGGGCGGCCTGGGCGGGGTCCTCAAGGGCGCCGCCATTGTCGGCGGGGTCACCGCGGTCGGCGCCGCGGTGGTCGACCTGACTAAGGCCGCCGCCGATGATGCCGCCGAGCAGGCCCGCCTCGAGCAGGCGATACAGGCCTCGGGCGCCGCGGTCGGCGACTGGCAGGCCCAAACCGAGGCCGCCATTGCGGCGGGCCAATCGCTCGCCTTTACCGATACCCAAATCCGCGATGCGATGGTGCCTCTGGTCGGGGCCACCGGCGATGTAGCCGAGGCGACCGACCTGCTCAGTACCGCGCAGGACATCGCCCGCCTCAAAAATGTCGACCTCGCGACCGCCGCCGAGGCCGTGGCAAAGGCCCAGGATGGGAATGCCACCGCCCTGAGCCGACTGGTCGGCGTGTCCTCGCAGGGCCTGACCGCC